AGTAATGCCGACTGCCGGGACAGGCTTAGGCAGAGCAGGAACTAACGGTGGAAATCTTACAAATTATAACGAAAAAACGCTTGCACCCGGTATGATAACCGAACTTAATGCAGGCGACGAAATTCAGGTAGTCAATCCAAGTGGACAATCGTCCGACTCTGCTCAGTTCATCAAAATTCAGCAAAGATTAATTGCATCAGGTCAAGGCTTAAGCTACGAAGCAACCTCTCGTGATATGAGCGAATCTAATTACTCATCGGCACGTCAAGGAATAATTGAGGACGAAGAAACCTACGGCGAAGAAATTGAACAGCTTAACAACGCTATGGACGAAATATACGAAACATTTGTTATTTCCTGCGTTTTGAGTGGCGCTGTGATTATTCCCGATTTTTGGAACGAAAAAAACAAATATTTTAAACACGAATGGGTCAAATCGCCCAAGAAATGGATTGACCCACTTAAAGAAGCAAATGCAGATAAAATTGCACTTTCTACGATGCAGAAAACCTTTGCCGAGCTTTGCGCTGAAAAGGGCAAGGATTGGAAGGAAACGCTTGAGGAAATTGCAGAAATCAACGATTACGGCAAAAATGTCGGCATTGATATAGGAGGTATTTTATATGGACAAAAGAAATAATGCAATTGGCACACGCTCATTGCCGTTTAAGCTTCGTGAAATAAACGAAGAAAAAAGAACGGTAATACTAAGTTTCAGCTCGGAAGAGCCATACACACGGTTTGGCGAAACCGAAATACTCGACCACTCCGACGGTGCAGTCGATTTAACAAGACTGAACGAAATCGGTTGTGTTCTTTTTAACCACAACAGGGATATTGTTATCGGAAAAGTGCTCAAAGCGTGGATTGAGGATAATCGTGGCGTTGCTGAAATCAGATTTGACGAAGACGAAAAATCTAACGAAATTTACGAGAAAGTCAAAAACAAAACGCTTCAAAGCACATCTGTAGGTTACAGAATAAAAAGCATTGAAAATGTAGCCGCTAACTCTGTATCAGCAGATAAACGCTTTGCCGGTCCGTGCTATATTGCACGACAATGGGAACCGTTTGAAATTTCAATCGTTTCCGTTCCAGCCGACCCTACCGTCGGCGTTTCAAGAGATTTTGAAGTTGCGTTTGATGCAGGCATTTCCAAGGAACTTGCAGAAGCGCAAATCAAAATAAATCAAAATAAATGTTCATTATAGGAGGTTAAATATGAACAAGATGAACAAGAAAGAAAAACTTAATGCCCTCATTAAGAAACAGCAGGCTATTGTAGATAAGGCAAAAGCTGAAAACGGCAGAAGTCTTAATGAGGACGAACAGCGTTCTTTTGACAGTTTGCAAAGTCAAATAGACGAATTAAAGCGAGATAACGAGCCTGACGGCGCACCGGCGCAGAACGACGGCGATTCTCAAAGAAATCTTGCAGCAGGCAAAGAAAGACAGAGATGCATTGAGATTAATGCTATTTGCAGAAGCTTTGATGTTGACCCAACTGCTTTCATTAACGACGGCTCGAGCGTAGATAGTGTCAGAGCTGCGATTCTTGAACGTCTCCAAAGCAATAACGGCGGTATCGTTACAAGCGGCAACGTTCGAGTTGAAGCTGACGAAGCGGATAAATTCAGAAATGCAGCAACCGATGCGCTTATGCTCAGGTCAGGAATTACTCTTTCAAATCCTTCAGACGGTGCAAGAGACCTTAGAGGAATGTCGCTCAAAGGGCTTGCCATTGAATGTATGGAAAAGGAAGGCTGTAACGAAAAAAATCTCCACTTGAAGAGTGCTGATGAAATCTATCGTTATATGATGCGTGGTTATCTCAACCCGACTTCTGCGTTCCCGTCGATTGTTGAGCAGACAATCAACAAATCGTATCAGGAAGGTCACAAAAGAGCAAACACAACTTACAGAAGAATAGCCAAAATCGGCACTCTTTCTGACTTTAAGAAAAACGACAACTATTGGGTTGCAGGCACAGTCGGAGAATTTCTTGAAGTGACTGAAGGTGGCGAACTCAAAGCAGATGTTCCGACAGATGCTAAAAGACCAACCCGTCAGCTCAAAACTTTTGGCCGTCAGTTCACTATGACAAGACAATCGTTTATTAATGATGATATCGGCTTTGTTACAACAATTCCACAGCGATATGCAATGGCTGCCGACAAAACGATAAATAAGCAGGTTTATGCAGGAATTTACAACAATGTTGCTATGCCTGACGGCATTAAAATTTTTGATGCAAAGCACAGCAATGTTATCACTTCAGGTACTGCTCCGACATTTGAATCTATCCAAGCAGGTCTTAAACTTCTTCAGTTACAGAAAGATGAGTTTGGCGAACCTTGTCTTATTCAGCCAAAGGCTATCGTTGTTCCTATCGGTTACGGTATGACTTTAAGACAAATCTTCCATTCACAGACAATTAATACTGCCGGCAACACTCAGGCGTTTAACCCACTTTCTGAAATGGAAGCAAGTATTGATATTATCGAAGATGCTACACTTAACGCCCTCGCCGGTTCAAATGCTTGCCCTTGGTTTATCGTCGGTGACGGTAATTTTGTTGAAGTTGATTTTCTTAACGGCAACGAAACGCCTGAAATTCGACTTTCAGAGAAATCAGGTACACTTGGTCTTGTTTGGGATATCTTCCTCGACTGGGGTGTCGCTTATATGGACCACCGTGAGGCTGTTCGTAACAACGGCGTTAAACTTTAATAAGGAGGTTGTATAAATGGCTACAGCTACATATTGGCAGAGGGGCGAATCTCTCGACTATACAAACACAACAAGCTCACCGCTTGCAGCAGGTAGCATTGTAAAATTGCAGTCCTGCATCGGCATTGTTGAAGAAACAATTGCACCAAACGCAACAGGTGCGATTGCCGTTGAGGGCGTTTTCGAAATTGCGAAAACAGGTACAGCGGCAATCACAATCGGTGATGCCGTTTATTTTGACGGTTCAGGTATTACAAATACGGCAACAAGTAATCTTCTTGTTGGTTATGCTGCCGAAAGCGTAACCGCTGAGGCAAAGCTTATCAAGGTTAAGCTTAAAGGCTAATGTATTTGGTTGCACAAAAAGATATCCTGTTTGAAAACAAATATTATCATCCGGGAGAAGAACTGCCATACAATGATAAATATGCCGATGCTTGGATAGAATCAGGCTCGGCCAAATGGCTTGAAGAACTTCCGGTTGATATTTTGCCAAAGGCAAAAAGAGATTGTGCTCAACCGGGTGTCGAAGTAATCACTATTAACGGCAAATCTCAAATAAATCTTGAGGGCAGAATCCCTAAAAGAAATTAAAACGCAGGTTAAAAATATGAATAGTTTTAAAAGCCAACTAAAAAAGGATATCGGCACATTTTTGAATGTTGATGAATTCTCAGAAATGCACACAATCGGCGGAAAGCCTATGAATTGCCTTATTGATGATAACGAGGCGGTAGACAGAGAAATCAAATATGTCGGCAAGGGTGACGGAGTTTATACACGTCACCTTTTAATATATGTGAAATCGGAAGATTTCGGCGATTTGCCGAGGATTGACGGTCTGCTTGAAATTGACGGCAAGAAATATGTTGTCATAGATGCCGTATCTGAAGCTGGAATCTATTCTATTACTTTGGAGGTGTATTCAAGTGGTAGTGCTCGAATTGGACGATAGCTATAAATACGTTGAGAAAAGACTCGGCGATTTAAAATCGAAAACCCCTAAAGTTATTGCAAAATCAATTAATGAAACAGCAGCTTGGGCAAGACGAGAAATTGCACAGGAGGCTCAAAAAACATATACAATTAAATCAGGTGGCTTTAATAAGTCAATGACAATCAAAAAAGCTAATTACAGTAATCTTGAAGGCATTATCGAAAGCAAAGGAAAGCCTATTGAACTTATTAAATATCGTTATTCAAAAGGTAAGAAAACAACCAAAGCAAGAGTTTTACAAAGCAGTGGCTTAAAATCTCTTGAGAAAAACGGTATAAAAGCTTTTGTAACAAAATTTGCAAACGGTCACGCTTCTATCGCCCAAAGACGCGGTAAAGAAAGATTGCCTATAAAAATTCTTTTTTCGAACAGTATTCCTATGATGATAGGAAACGAAAAACGTGTTTACGGCATTGTTGAACCTGAAATCAACGATTATTTGCGTAAAAAGCTTGATTATCATATTTCAAAAGTGCTTGGAGGTTATGAATAATGACTATAAGAGAATTTCAAGACAATTTAAAAAAAGAGCTTGAAACTTTGTTTGAAAATTTCAAAATAACAGGCACAGACGGCCAGCCTGCAAATTTAAAGGTGTATAAAAACGATGTGCCTTTGCTTTCCGCTAACAGCGAAGAACAAACAGCGCCATATCTAATTATCAGATTGGATTCAGGA